AGCTAGAACGTGCTAAAACAAACATTATGGTTTATATGAATCAAAGTGTTGGTATTGGTGAGCACAGCGATATTGTTGAAGCTATCCAAGAAGAATTGGATAAAATGGCAGCAGCAGAAGATCGCATCGAAATGTTAAACAAACATTTTGCTTGACAAAAACCTAAATATATGGTACACTTAACTATGAGTGTACCATTTTTTATGACATCCTCGTCTATAACTCGGAGATATAAATGACAGAAGAAGTAAAAGTTAGTCAAGTTGTACGTGAAAGACTACAAAAAAATAACGTGCGTTTTTATGCTAATGATAACATCAGCGAACACATCAGTGAGTGGGAACTACAAGAGATTCAAAACGAATTAACATACAAGTTCCAAGATGTACTAGATACACTTATCATTGACACAGAAAATGATCCAAACAGTAACGAAACTGCAAAACGTTTGGCAAAGATGTATATCCACGAACTAATGCGTGGACGTTACTATCCACAACCAAATGCTACAAGTTTTCCAAATGAAACTGATGATCCTTATGACGGTATGCTTGTTGTGCGTAGTGAACTTAAAAGTGTTTGTTCGCATCACCACCAACCAGTTACAGGTGTAGCATATATTGGTATTATTGCTGCTGATAAACTGATTGGACTTAGCAAGTATACACGCATTGCACAGTGGTGTGCAAGACGTGGTACACTACAAGAAGAACTTGCTATGGATATTGCCAAAGAGATTATGAAAGTTACAGGTGCTAAAGACTGTGGTGTTTATATCCAAGCAACACACGGTTGCTGCGAAAATAGGGGCATTATGGCACACAGTAGTCTTACACAAACAAGTGTGTTAAAAGGTGCGTTCAAAACAGATCCTGGTACAAAGAAAGAGTTCTTTGACAACATCAAACTACAACAGGAGTTTGCACCAAGATGAGCGATTGGATTAAAATTATAGGTTATCTGATTGCTATTATTGTTATCTTTGGATCTATTGGCTGGTACACAGTACATACATGGAGTGACTGTTTAGAAGAAAACAGTGTATTAACTTGTGCAAGGATGTTATACAAATGAAATTAAGATATAGTGAAGCATTTTACAGTGTGCAAGGCGAAGGCAAGTTTGTAGGAGTACCTAGTGTATTCCTACGCACTTTTGGTTGTAACTTTCGTTGCATGAACTTTGGCGTTGATAAAAGCGTAGGTGATCGCTGGAAACAACACGCAGAAGGTAATCGTTACAATGCAGAAGTAAAAGCATTGTTAGACGATGGTATTGTAGAAAAAACAGAAAAGTTTGAAGACTTGCCTATTGTGCATACAGGTTGTGATACATATGCTAGTATCTATCCAGAGTTTAAAGACTTTAACAAATTGGCTACTATTGATGAAGTAGTAGAACACTTGCTTAGTTTGTTGCCAGAAGGCAAATGGACTATGGATAATGGACAAGATGTTCATCTTATCCTTACAGGCGGCGAGCCATTACTTGCTTGGCAACGGTTGTATGTCGAGCTGTTTGAACACCCAGGTATGCAGGATTTAAAAAATGTCACAATCGAAACCAACACTACACAGCATCTACACGATGACTTCTACAACTATCTCAACGGTCACGAAAGAATTCAGCTCACTTTTAGCTGTTCTCCCAAACTATCCGTATCGGGCGAGTCTTGGGATGATGCTATTAAGCCTGATGTTGCTCGTGAGTATTCCCTTGTTGATGGCAGCGATATGTATTTTAAGTTTGTTGTTGCTGATCAAGACGATGTTGATGAAGTTGGTAGAGCAGTTGATACCTATCGTAAAGCGGGCGTGGACGTTCCTGTATATCTCATGCCGCTTGGGGGTAGGTCGGAAGAATACACTCTCAACGTACAAGAGGTGGCGAACCTCTGTATGGAACGAGGGTGGAGGTTCTCGCCAAGACTCCACATTAGCCTATTCGGAAATGCCTGGGGCACTTAAAGAAAACTTGGATAGTATTCCAAAAGGCATCAAAAGCGAAGAGGAATACGAAAAGATAAGGAAACTAGTATGAAACAATGGTTAAAACGTGTAACAGGCATTGAAGCAAAAGAACAAGAACTAGCTGAACAAAAAGCTGCACTAGAAGCAGAATCAGACAAAAAGCTCAAAGTAAAAGATCCTAAAGCATATGCTACTAAAAAAGGCGAACCTTGGGTAAATGTACTTGATATGAAAGTCAATGAAGATAATATTCGCAACGGGTTTTTTGAACTAGATTGGAATGATTACTTTATTGAGGAACTATTGGCAGCAGGTTATGGCAGTGAAGGTGACGAACCGGAACAAATTGTAGATCGTTGGTTCAAAGACATTGTTTATAACATGTTGGCAGAAGAAGGACTTGACACATCACGAAATGCCGGTTATATTAATGTAGTACCAATAGACAAAGGCAAAAGCGAAGTATCATGACTTATATTTTAATTGACACTGCTAACACATTTTTCCGTGCTCGTCATGTTGTACGTGGCGACATTGATACTAAAGTTGGCATGGCAATGCATATCACACTAAACAGTATTAAGAAAGCGTGGCAGGACTTTAACGGTTCGCACGTTGTTTTCTGCTTAGAAGGACGTTCGTGGCGTAAGGACTACTATGAACCATACAAGCGTAATCGTAAAGAAGCACGTGATGCACTTACTCCACGTGAAGCAGAAGAAGATAAAGTGTTTTGGGAAATCTTTGACGAGTTTAAAGAGTTTGTTACAGACAAGACTAACTGCACTGTATTACACAATCCTGTGCTAGAAGCAGATGATTTGATTGCGGGTTGGATACAAAATCACCCCAATGATGATCATGTTATTATTAGTACAGATGGTGACTTTGCACAATTGATTGCACCCAATGTGCGTCAATACAACGGGGTAAGTAATACTACAATTACTGTAGAAGGATACTTTGATGACAAAGGACAGCCCGTGTGCGATAAGAAGACAGGCGAGCCAAAGCCTGCTCCTGAGCCCGCATACTTGCTTTTTGAGAAGTGTATGCGTGGTGACACTAGCGACAATGTTTTTAGTGCCTACCCTGGTGTGCGCAAGAAAGGCACAAAGAACAAAGTAGGTTTGTTAGAAGCATTTGCTGATAAAGATAACAAAGGCTACAATTGGAATAACATGATGCTACAGCGTTGGGTAGATCACAACGGCGAAGAGCATCGTGTACTTGACGATTATACACGTAATGTTACACTATGCGATCTTACAGCACAACCCGAGCATATTCGAACAGAAATAAATAATACTATCCAATCAGCAGATAGTAAAAACATTTCACAAGTAGGTATGAGACTTATGAAGTTTTGTGCTCGTTGGGATCTTCAGCGCATTGCAGACAATGCAGCAAGTTATGCAGAACCGTTACAAGCGAGGTATAAATGAGTATAACAGCTAAACCAGTTTTAGAAAACAAATTTTGGATTGTAGAACAAGAAGGTGTACGTATTGGTACACTTAGCAAAAATGACGAAGGATTTGTCATTAACAGCAAAGGCAAAATTGATCTTTATAAAAATGAAAGTCAACTTAAAAAAACTTTTGGAAAGAACTTTTTAGTTGCAAGTATTAAAAATATAGATGGTAAACAACAAAAAGATGTGCATGGTTATCCAACACGCACTATTCCGTATAATAGCATGTATGATATCCAACGCAAACTTCCATTGTTTACAAAAAGTGAAAAATCAAAAAGTGTCTACTGTGCAGGATATTATTTGATCAAATTCAATGTAAATTGGTTAAAAAGTTATTGTCCTAAATTGATAACAGTAGAACGCAATGAATATATGGGTCCATATAAAACAGAACTAGAAATGAAAATGGCTTTAGCAAATGTCAACCGATCCGATTAATACAATGCCAATTCAGCAACTTATACAAATGGTAAAGGTTGCTGAACAAAGTAGAGCAAAAGAAGTTCGTCTGGATATTAATCAAGCAAAAACTCTAGCCTTTACACTTGGTGAAGTAATGGCTAGATTGCACGGCGATTTAGAAAAAATATTAGATGAAAAAATAGATAAACTCAACCAAGACCAAACTATTGAGATTAATATGGATTCAGGTGGCTGGTAAAAAAGATAAATATATGCGTAGTTTATATTAAAGGAAACGCATATGAGTAGACCTAAGCCTACAGTAAAACTTGAGTTTACAAATAAAGTAACATACAAGTGCGAGCAAGTATTAGATGCGGAAGCAATCTGGGCTGTCTTCTACCAAGATAAACCTTTTAATTTAAAAAGCAGTAATAGCTTGACTGGTTATCCTGGACCTAAATACAAAAAAACAAGTTTTAGCAATCCAGGACATGCCCACAACCTAGCAAAAAAATTAAACGATATGTTTAACACAGACGAGTTTGCTGTTTATAAATTAACAGCAGGCGAAAAATTAGATCCATGAATAAAACAACTTACACTAAACTTTTTTTGAAAGAATTAGGTAAAAGTTATAATGATCTTAGTGTAAAAGAGCATATGCCTCTTTGGTGGTACAATACAAGACAAAAAGATGTAGGCGGACTTAGACTTACCGACGATGGGTTTGATGTTATAAACAAAATTGAACTACAAACATATGATATACCATATCCACGTGATATGCCTATGACTACACAAGTAATTATATTTTTAGACAAGTTTATTGATTGTCCGTACTACTTAACAAACAGAAGCATTACAGTTACAAATGAACGCAAAGCAGTTGAACTAGGTTTGTTTAGCGGAGACCTGCGTAAATATGGATTAACAAAAGCTATGTCAAGGTCAAAGAAGGATGAGGATTGATTTACACGGATATCACATTCATAATGCTTGGCAACACTTCAATAGTAGAATAACCGAGGCATATTTTGCTGGACACAAAAAATGTACAGTAATTACTGGACAAGGTGCTATGATGCGTGAGTTTGAAACTTGGGCAAGGAATCATCCACGTATAAGAGAATGCAAACAAACACCAAATAATCCTGGAAGTTTTTCAATAAAATTGAATAAAAAAGGTTGACCTTTGATGCTAGTTGCGCTATATTATATGTATAGGGCAACAAGACAAAGAGGGTTACAAAATGTCTTACACATACGAAGATAACATTATTTCAGATCTACACAAAGACGCATATGGTTTTCGTCCATCACAGCGTTTCTTTGATGACTGGAACGAATATACACCTGCTGAAAAGCAAGAGTGTTGGGACCTTTTGATTGACGCAATGAAAGCGTCTCAAGCACAGGAGGAGGCTGCTGAAGCAGCTAATCTTGTAGAGTTCCGCAAGCAGGTTGCAGCAACTATGAAGTTTTGTGATTGTAACTGGAAAAAAGCAGTTGAGTTTCTTGCTGATGCTGAAGGCGATGACGTAGATTGCGAGCAAGGATTTGATTACTTCCTTTGGAAGCAAGGCATTGGTTACAACGATCGTGCCAAAATACGTAAATTATATAAGGAGTCATAAAGATGGTGAATGTTCAATGTCCAAAGTGTTTTTTAGATAAACCTATTGGTGCAAAAGTATGTCCTAATTGTGTTCAACCAGTGTCTAATAAAGAAGTAGTCACAGGCGAATTTTGGAATATCTTTTGGATGATTGTAATTGGCGCAATTATCTGGAATATTATCACTTGACACAAACGTAAAAGTATACTACACTAAGACATAGGCACTGATTTAGAAAGGAATACAAATGTCAGACGTAATTCGCACCGTATCACCCAACAAAGCAAAAAACGCACTGCGTCACGCTATGCTAAAAAAGCGTCCAGTGTTTTTGTGGGGTCCTCCCGGCATCGGCAAAAGTGACATCGTAGCACAAATTACCGATAGCTTAACTAATTCACATCTAATCGATATTCGGTTGAGTCTTTGGGATCCAACTGATATTAAAGGCATTCCATATTTTGACAGCGCAAATGTTAAAATGACATGGGGTGCTCCATCAGAACTGCCAGACGAAGAAATGGCAGCACAATACGACAACATTGTTGTATTTTTTGACGAGATGAACTCAGCTGCTCCTGCTGTACAAGCGGCAGCATATCAGTTGATTCTAAATCGTCGTGTCGGGCAATACAAACTGCCAGACAATGTTATCATCGTTGCTGCGGGTAACCGTGAAGCAGACAAAGGCGTAACATATCGTATGCCATCACCACTTGCTAATCGCTTTGTTCACATTGAATTGGCTGTCGACTTTGATGATTGGTTCCAGTGGGCCGTTGATAACAACATTCACAAGGACGTGGTTGGTTACTTGACTTTCTCCAAGAAAGACTTGTACGACTTTGATCCTAAGTCAGCAAGCCGTTCGTTTGCAACACCACGTAGTTGGAGTTTTGTAAGTGAATTGCTAGATGACGAACTTGACGAAAACACCACAACTGACTTGGTTTCAGGTTCAGTTGGAGAAGGTTTAGGCGTCAAGTTTATGGCACACCGCAAAGTAGCATCAAGTATGCCTAATCCAACTGATATTCTTGCAGGCAAAGTAAAAGACATGAGCACGTCAGAAATCAGTGCCATGTATTCGCTGACTGTTAGTCTTTGCTACGAACTAAAAGAAGCATCAGATAAAAACGACAAAAAGTTTGATGATAAAGTCAATAACTTCCTACGCTTTGCAATGGATAACTTTGACACAGAACTGGTTGTTATGGGCATTAAACTTGCGCTAACACAGTATGCGCTGCCAATTGATCCAGACGAAGTGGAATGCTTTGACGAGTTCCACAACCGTTATGGTAAGTACATCAAAGCAGCACAAGCGGTGTAAGTCGATAGATAATGGGCAGTTTAGGCTGCCCATTATTCTATTCAGAGGTTGACATAAAACTTAAATATGTTATATTAATACTAGGCACTGATAAAGAGGTACAATATGTCCACTAAAGATACAGCAAGTAAACTTAAAAACTGGGAACCAAATCCTGATATTACAGAAGCAGAACTAGACGAAATGCGTAAAGATGTGCTGGATCGCATCATTATTGCACGGGTAGGTTTGCTACTACGTCATCCGTTTTTTGGTAATATGGCCACACGTTTGAAGATTCAAGCAGCAGACGAGTGGTGTCCTACTGCCGCAGTAGACGGACGTAACTTGTACTTTAACACACAATTCTTTAATGCAATGAATAACAAAGAAATTGAGTTTGTTATTGCACACGAAATCTTACACTGTGTGTTTGATCACTTGGGTCGTAGAGATGAACGTAATCCAATGCTGTATAACATTGCTGCTGACTATATTGTAAACAACTTGCTGGTACGTGACCGTATTGGTGAGAAGCCTAGCATTGTAGATTGTTTCCAAGACTTTAAATACGAAGGCTGGACCAGTGAAGAAGTATATGACGAACTGTTCAAAGAAGCAGAAAAGAACGGACAAGAGTTTTTAGAGCAACTAGGCGAAATGCTAGACGAGCACTTGGACTTAGAAGGCGACGGTACAGAAGAAGATAACAAAGACGGTAAAGGTCGTCCCAAATACAGCAAAGCCGAAATGGATCAAATCAAAGACGAGATTAAAGAGGCAATGATCCAAGCATCTCAAACAGCAGGTGCAGGCAATACACCAGCAGGTGTACAACGTATTATTAAACAACTAACAGAGCCTAAAATCAACTGGCGAGAATTGCTACGTCAACAAATTCAAAGCACAATCAAAAGCGACTACACATTTGCTCGTCCATCACGCAAAGGCTGGCATACTGGTGCAATCTTGCCAGGTATGAACTTCCAAGATACAATCGATATTTGTATTACACTTGATATGAGTGGTTCAATTGGAGATGCACAAGCAAAAGACTTTTTAGGTGAAATTCAAGGCATTATGGATGAATACAAAGACTACAAAATTAAATTGTGGTGCTTTGACACTGCTGTATACAATGAACAAGACTTTAGTGCAGATGACGGCGATGCATTAACAGATTATGAAATCCTAGGCGGTGGCGGTACTGACTTTATGGTTAATTGGCAGTATATGAAAGACAACGATATCCAACCTAAAAAGTTTATTATGTTCACAGACGGATATGCTTGGGACAGTTGGGGTGATCCAGATTGGTGTGAAACCATCTTTATTATTCACAGTAATCATAACAAAAATTTAGAAGCACCATTTGGTATTACTGCGCACTACGAGGAGGCTGCGTGAAACTAAAAGATCCAAATCCATTAGATGTTTTAGGTTTTAGGAGGGTAACTTTTTGCCCTCCTCACTTTGCCACTGTTGATATACAACGGAAGTACAATATTGATAGAGCCATCTGCGATTGGATTGAAGACAATTTGAGTGGAAGATATTTTTTTGGCAACAGCATTGGCTTTGACGAAATGAAAAATCTCAATCAATACAACAGAGTTGGATTTGAACAAGAAAAAGAACTAAGTTTCTTTATGCTTGCTTGTCCACATTTGAAATACAATTAAAACCTAGGTTATAAGTAATATACAAGGAGTTCAAAATATGACCGAAAACACACAAACAAATCAAAATGAACTAAACATTCAAGATTTGGCATTGGCAAGAGCAGTTATTGAACTTGCTACAGAACGTGGTACGTTTAAAGCAAATGAAATTGCTAGTGTCGGTGCTTTATATAACAAACTTGATGCTTTCTTAAAAGAAGTTGAAGCACAAGCAAAAGCAGCACAAGAAGGTGCAGCAGCAGCACAACCGGCTCCTGCTCCAGTGCCAGAAACGGAGGCAGCAAATGGCTCTTAAACACGTAGGCAGAATTGCCTCAAATAAAAGAAAGGTAGTGGTAGCGTACAGAGTTATTCCTGGTGATCCTAACTACTGCCTAGTTGTACAAACAGAAAATCTTTCAGCAGACGAGCACGATGCACTTATTAAAACTGTAGAATCAGCTGCTGGACAAGAAGCATATGAATTTGCAGAATCAATGGCAAGAGCATATTTACCAGATGGACGTAATATGCTTGCAGGATTTAGTCGTACAGGCAAATTAAATAAAGTTGAAACGGCACAAGTGGAAATGACTCCAAATGCAAATAGCGTTATCAATCTTGCAGAACTTAACAAGACTATTGCAGAGCAGCAAGGTGTAACAGTTGCAGATTTAGCAATCAAAGGTCCAGATGGCGAAACAGTGCAGCCAAGTGTTAACGAAACTGAATCAGCAGTTGATCCGGTTGCAACATATACAACAGAAACACCTGCAACAGATGGGGTACTAGATGATACAGCACTTGCAGCACAGTATCGTTCTCAAGCAGATGCATTGTTTAAAGAAGCAAAAGCATTAAGAGAACAAGCAGAAGCTCTAGTTCCAACAAAGAAAAAAACAACAAAAAAGACAGAAACTAGTGAAGCCTAAAGACGACGACTACTGGGACGCAATTTTACAATCAATAGATATGGATTATATTCCATTAGAGTACATGAGCTCGGTAGTCGTAACTTTCCGCGATGGTAAAGAGTGGGAAATAGAGGTCAAAAAGCCTCGAGATAACAATTTAGATGTAGAAACAGTGTTAGACGATTTCTTCAAAGAATACGAAGATAGTATTGACACTGTTGATTTTAAATTAGATTTAAAATCTCTTCAGACTGATGTTGCAAAACGCACACATAGATTTTTAAAACTTAATAAATAGAGTATGATCACAAATTTAAATATAGATATAGATTATGATTTACTTTTAAAAACATATTACGATTTAGATGTTGACAACTTAATTTACAATAACAAATGGTTAAAACAACTAGCAATACAATGCCGAGCTGATTCTCTACTAGAAGATCAACTAAGTGAAAGTTGCGGTAGTTTGTATTATGACTGGCCTGCATATACAGGTTCTGGTGATGTACCTTTGCGTAAAGAAATTTTTAACGAAGATCAGTTTGACACTGTTTGTGATATATTTAAAAATACACTTTTTGAAGAATTGATAGAAAAAATTAAAAAAGACTACAATATTATACGTGGTAGATTTATGTTAATGGATCATAAAACATGTTTAACTTATCATAAAGATCCTTCGCAAAGAATACATATACCAATATATACAAATGAAAATTGTATGATGATAATCGACGACGAAGTTTACAGAATGCCATTTGGATCAACATACCTAGTAAACACAACAGTTCCACACACTGCTTTAAATGCAAGTAAAGACCCTAGAGTACACTTGGTGTTTTGTTTAAATACTTAGTAATATGATAAATATATAAAACACTACATTACCTAGGAGACTATAATGGCTTTAAAGCTAAGACGCGGATTAAGCACTACACGCACAAGTAATACGTTTGCAGAAGGCGAACTTGTTTATACAACCGATACAAAATTATTGTATGTAGGAGACGGTGTAACCCCAGGCGGCACACTTGTTACAGGCAGCGGCGGAGGCGGCGTTGAAATAAACGGTATCACTGACAATACATCAGAAGGTACTGTTGTAATGACATTGGGCGATACATTAATTACATTGGATGCTGCGGTAGAACT